CAGGTTCACAAAGTACAGAACTAGATGGATCACTTAATGCTGATACAGCGGGGACAGGTGGATCTGGTACAGCAGTGACTGTAGATGCCACAGCAGGATTTGCATCAGCAGGAACAATTGCTGTGGGTACAGTTCCAAGCGCTGAGTTAATTACTTATGGTTCGACAAACTCTACAAATTTTTTAAGCATTACTAGAGGTGCATCAGGAACAGCAACAGCTGGAACATCAAATGGTCAAGCTCATTCTACAAATACAACAGTTCAAGACGCAACTTTATGGACAGGTTTTGGAGATGCTGTGTCTGCATCAACCGTGACTCTTGAACCAGGGCTATGGTCATTAAGTAATTTTGGTCAAGTGTTAGTTGCAACTATCGCTAATGGTGAGACTTTTACTTGGGATTCGTCGATTGCAACTAACTTTACAACAAGAGCATCTAAAACAACTTCAGGTTTTTCTACAGCTATCAGTGGTTCACTAGGTAATCCTACTGCATCAAGGTTAACTTTAATATCACCTACAACAAGACACTTAATCCACTTTGGAACAGAAACAACAATTGGTGATCCAACAACTCAAGATGATATGTTTATTAGATTTTCAGACCAAGAAGCTATAAACGATTACACACCTACAGCAATTAATTCTGCGGGCACGCAAAGGTTACAAGATGGAACAAAAATTGTAGGTGCTTTAGTTGCTAAAGAAAATATTCTAGTATGGACAGATAATGCACTCTATACAATGAAATTTGTTGGAGCTCCTTTTACATTTGGTTTTGAACAAGTAGGTACGAACTGTGGTTTGATAGGTCAAAATGCTGCTGTAGAAATTGATGGTGTTGCTTATTGGATAAGTAACAATGGTTTCTTTGCTTTTGATGGTACGGTTAAAACATTATTATCTTCTGTAGAAGATTATGTTTATGATGACTTTGACACGACAAAAGGTCAACAGGTTTGTGCAGGTATAAATAATTTATTCTCAGAAGTAGTTTGGTGGTATCCAAGTTCAGGATCAGATTACAATGATAGATATGTTGTATATAATTATGGTGAGTCTAATCCTCAAAACGGTTTAATATGGTACACAGGAAATGAACCTAGAACAACTTGGGTTGACTCTATTGTATATCCAAAACCTTTTGCAACTAAATTTGATGATAGTGCAGAGGGTACTTTTCCTAGTATAGTAGGTTTAAGTGGGCTAGGTCAAACAACCTATTTTGAACACGAAGTAGGAACTGATCAAATTAATCCTGACGGAACAACTACAGCCATTGCATCAAATATAAAATCCTATGATTTTGATTTAGATGTTCAAGGTAATGGTGAGTTCTTTTTAGCAATGAGAAGAATACTACCTAACTTTAAAGTTCTTACAGGAAATGCAACGCTAACTGTTGGTATAAAAGACTTTCCTGCACAATCAGATACAACAAGCACGTATAGTCCCTTTACATTAACGTCATCAACGACTAAAGTAGACACACGAGCACGTGGTCGATTTGCTAATATTCAAATCTCTAATAGTTCTACATCAGAAACGTGGAGATTTGGCACAGTTAGAATTGATTTACAACCTGATGGGAGAAGATAATGATTAAACCTAACGTTGATTTTATGCAGAATTATAGACCGACTCCAAATCGGGTCTTTGATTTGTATAACTATTATCAAGGGGTAGGTCCCACAACAGGAACACCAACGACAACAACTGCTAGTGTCCCTGGTTTTAATCCTTTTGTTCCAAGTAGTGGAGGTAGTGGAGGTGGTGGAGGCGGTATTACTAGTATTGATCCAAGTGGTTTTAAACAAACAGGTAATTTATTTGGAATTACACCTTTTGATTATGAATATGATGCAGCTTTTCCTAATGCAGGTAGAATGAAAGGTATGTTAGGTAAAGTTAAAGATTTTGGAGTTAAGGCACTAGCTTCTAATATGTTATCAAAAGGGGGAGCAAAGTTAGGATTTAATTTTTTAGGTCTTCCCGGTGCGATAGCAGGTGCAATAGGTGGAGGTATTTTAGGGTTCGGGGCTCGAGGACCTACAGTTGCAGAACAGGTTGTAGGAAACTTTTACGGTAATCAAGGTAATCAACCAAGTTTTTATAGAGACCCAGTAACAGGAGACCTTGTAGAAAGTGCAATGCAGGGATATAATATTTCTTCTTTATTTGGTAAAGGTATTCCAGCTGCCATAGATAAACGATTGTCTAGAATTGCTAGAACAATAAAAAAGAAAAAAGGTAAAGTAACTCAAGGGTTATTAGATTTACAAGCAAAACTAGAAAAAGAAAAAGCTGCTATTGAAGCAGAACAACAAAGACAAGCTAGAAATATGCAAGATAGAAACAGGTCTCAAGGCACGGGTGGATATCAGGCTGGATATGACAGTGATTTTATGGATGGTCCTTCAGGTGCAGGCACAGGAATGGGAGCTTCTGATAAAGGTGGTTCTGATACAATGGGGTCAAGTTAATGACAAAGATAGTAGTAAGATTACCAGAACCAAAAGAAAAATATGAAGTTGATAACCAACGACAAATTAACAGAGCCTTACAGTCTGTTGTTGAACAATTAAACTCAACGTTCTTACAAAATCAAAAGGAGGAAACAGAGAGATTTACTTTCTTTTCATTGTAATGGCAAATGTATACAAGAATATTCAAGCAGTGGTTAACGCATCAGGAAGTGATGTTAGTATGTACACTTCACCTGACGCTACAACTAGTATTATTAAAACAATTAAATTGTTTAACACACACGGGAGTGCACTAGATGTTACAATTAAAGTTTTTGATGCCTCAAGTTCTACTGATTTTGAATATGAAAAATCTAATGTTCTTGCAAGCGATGGAGTTGATTTACTTACGTTTAACAACATCCTTATACTTGAAGCAGGAGATATATTAAAAATGCAAACAACACAGACTAATGTAATAAAGATGACCGCTTCTGTATTACAGATTAGTCGATCATAGGAGGAATATGCCGTTCATAGAACAAGAAGCTAAAGAAGAAATTAAGGTAATAGAGGGTAAAAAAACTAAGGTTATTACCCCTGAAGTAGAGATTACTTTAACTAATACTCAGACAGGAAAAGAGTATATGTCAGACGCTGAGGCAGATGCTGATGTAAATGACCCTAATACTGACACTCAACGAGAACATATAAGACGAGATGTGCATGTAAAGGTCGCTCAAATCAATATTGGTGCTCAATCGAAGGAGTTGTAAAACGATTAAAAATAGGATATTTTAGAAGATTATGGCAATTTCAAGAATGCAAGAACCAAGACAATTATATGGATTAGGGAGTCTCGTAAAAAAGATTACTAGGCCAATCAAGAAAATAGTTAAGTCGCCAATAGGTAAAGCAGCTTTAATAGGGTTAGGTGGTTATGCTTTAGGTGGAGGATTTGGAGCAGGTGGATTTAAATTTGCTAACATACCTGGATTTACAGCAGGAAAAAATTTTCTTATGGGTTCTCCCTTAGGTTATAAAACAGCTTCGGGTTCAGTAGCTAGAAGCGGAGGTTTGTTTTCAAAGTTAAAAGGTTTATCAGGAACTACAAAAGGTATACTAGGACTTGGAGCAGGAGCAGGTTTGCTAGGTGGTTTGTTTGCTAAACAGCCTGAAGAAACAGAAGAAGAGTATCAAGCTAGAATACAACAGTTAGGACCATACCTAAAACAATACTACGGCAATGTTGGTGATACGTTTGGTGATCAAGCTATGAGTCCAGGTGAATTAGAAGACTTTGTTACATCACAAAGTATCGAGTACCAGGGAGCAAAGGACGGTGGTATCATGGGTTACAAAGATGGTGGTATAACTTTTAAAGAATATTTAGAAGGAAGAGGAAAAGAAGAAAAAAGAAATACAAGAGAAAAATTATTTAAAGACTATGAAGAATTTAAAAGAAGACAAAAAGTTCAAGAACAAAAAACTATGGCAGCAGAGGGTGGTATTATAGGAGCAGGTGGTGTCACTGCTGAAGAAATGAAAAAAATTAAAAAGTCATCTGAGTATAAAGGTTGGAAACGAATGTATAATATGAACGCTGATGCAGCGGCAGAACACCCTAGACATTCTGAGTTTTTAAATGTTTTAAAAAAGGTTAAAAAAGCAGAAGGCGGTATCATAATGGCTGACGTTGATGAGATGGAAGTCGGACCGAAAGGTAAAACAGCTATAGAGGAATCTATGGAAGTAGAACCTAATATGGAAGATGTAAAACCTACGGGATTAGAGGCTCTTAAAAAGACTTTAACACAAATTGCAATGACCCTTTACAAAGTAGCAACCCCAATGGGTATGAGTTTTAAAATGGCTAAAGCTATGTATAATAGGTTGCCTGATATATCTAAACAAGCTGTTGATGATATGGGCAGAGAAATGAGAAGTGGTATGAAAGCTTCCTTAGATCCTGTTGGTATGTTGGATCGTAAAGGTGAGGATGATGAAGAAGTGAGTGAAACATTAATAATGGTTGAAGGTAAAAAAGATGGTGGTATAATGAATTTAGGTGGCAAAGAAATGGATTTGAGAGGCGGTGGTTTTGTGCCATTAGGTAAAAAGGAACGGGCTGACGACGTACCCGCAAGATTAAGTAAGAACGAATTCGTATTTACAGCTGATGCCGTAAGAGCTGCAGGTGGTGGAAGTGTCAAAAAAGGTGCACAAAGAATGTATGACACAATGAAAAGTTTAGAAAATAGGATTAGATAATGGCTGAAATTACACAAACACGACAACTACCAGCTCCGTTTATAGAAGCACTCGGTAAAACATATGCAGATCAATTAACAAAACAAGTTGGTAAACCCGTAGATACATCTAAGTTTGCACCACAAGTTGCAGGACAAGATGCACTACAAACACAAGCGGCACAACTAGCGTCATCAGGTGTTGGTTCTTATCAACCATTTTTAACATCAGCACAACAAGCATTGACAACAGCAGGTGGACTGACAGGTTCACAAGCTTACAAACAATTTATGTCGCCGTATCAACAAGATGTTATTGATGCAACATTACAAGACTTTGATAGACAAGCAGCAATGCAAAGACAGAACATTGGACAAAGAGCAATGTCATCAGGAGCATTCGGTGGTGCACGACAAGGTGTTGCTGAAGCAGAGTACGATGCA